CGCCGACCGGGGCCATCACCGCCAGCGTCAGCACCAGCGCCAGCCCGGTGATGGCGGTGGTGGGCGGCACCTGGGGCGCGCCGAGGGCGGAGCGGAGCACCGAGAGGACCACCGAGATCTTCAGGAATAAATCAGGTGGTTGACGGAGCGTCACTTCCGTTCAGTCTTTCAGTGGTGGTCGAACCCAGACGGAAGCGCCAAGGGGCCGCAGGCTGAGCAGTTTTTGGCCTAGCCGCTCCCCCGGGCGCTTGGGCCACAACATGAACCGGGGTTCAGGGAAGGTGGCCACAGTGGGACCAGCGAAGAAGTCCAAGGGGCAACAGAAGGTGGCAGCACGACCGGTCCAGGCCAAGCGCTCGACCAAAGAGCCGACCTCCAACGTGGTGAAGCTCCAGCAGCCACGCGACCTGATGCTGGCGAAGCTCAAGGAGAGTGGCCTCGACCGCTACACCTCCAAGCTCCAGGTGAAGGCCCTCAACAAGGTGGAGGCCCAGCAAGAGTTGGAGGAGGCCACCGCCTACCCCTTCCCGGCCGGGATGAAGCTCCCCTACCTGGACGCCAAGGGCCAGGACACCGGGTTCTTCCGAGTGCGAGGGCTGGGGACCGTACCGCCGAGCGCCTTTGGTGGGGTGAAGGAGCCGCCCAAGTACAAGCAGCGCGCTGGCTCCCTCAACCGCGCCTATCTGGCCCCGACGCTGGAGCGCCCTTGGTCTGAGGTGGTGGCCGACCCCGAGGTGGAGGTCATCATCACCGAGGGAGAACTGAAGGCCGCCAAGGCCTGCGCCGAGGGGTTCACTACCATCGGCCTGGGAGGCGTCGACACCTGGTCCGCCAAGGGTCGAGGGTTGCCGCTCCTCCCCGACCTGGCCGAGTGGGAGTGGAACAACCGTCGAGTGACGGTGCTCTACGACGCCGACATCGCCGAGAAGCCCGAGGTGAGGAGCGCCCAGGATCGACTCGCCAGGTCGCTCACCGGCTTGGGGGCTGTGGTCTCCCTCGCCAACCTACCCCCCGACGGTCCCAAGGGGATGGACGACTTCTTGATGGCGAAAGGTGCAGCCGCTCTCCGAGTAGTCCTCGAGGACGCCGAGCCCTACGAGCACGGGCGCGCCCTCCGCGAGATGAACGACCTGATCGTCTACGTCGCCTATCCCGGGGTCGTCGTAGTGCGGAAAGACGGACAGCCCGTCGCCATCGAGGCCGGGAAGTCACACCGCTTCGCCGACCTCCGACACTTCGTGGCCCGGGGCGAGGGTGGTCTCAAGGAAGTCTCCACCTTCGAGGAGTGGGTCAGGTGGCGAGGTCGCCTCAGGTGCGAGTGCCTCGCCTATGAGCCCGGCCACGGGGAGTTTGTTGGTACCGCCTACAACACCTGGCGGCCCAGCGGCTGTGAGCCCAAGGAAGGCGACGTTCGCCCCTTTCACACCCTCATGGATCACATCTTCCAAGGCGCTGACCAGGCGCACCGGAAGTGGCTCGAGCGGTGGCTGGCCTACCCACTGCAGCAGCCGGGCGCCAAGCTCTACACCGCTGTCGTCCTGTGGTCGCACGCCAAAGGTGTTGGCAAGGACCTGTTGGCTGAGACCCTCGCCAGGGTCTACGGCGCCAACTTTGGCAAGGTGGGGGAGCTGGCATTGGCCGGCCAGTTCACCGGCTGGCTCAAGCAAAAGCAGTTCGTCTATGGCGAGGAGATCACGGGGAGCGACAGCCGAGCCCATGCCAACCGGCTCAAGGGCCTCATCACGAGCGAAACGGTGACGATCAACGAGAAGTTCCTACCCGAGTACACGGTCCGCAACACGGTGAACTTCTTCTTCTCATCGAACCACCCGGACGCCTTCCGGATCGAGAACCGGGATCGTCGCTACTTCATCCATGAGGTCACCGCGCAGCAGATGCCGAAGGAGCTGGGTCTCAGCATCCGCGCCTGGAAGAACTCGCCCGATGGGCCGTCCGCGCTCCTCCACTACCTGCTCAACCTTGACCTTGGCGACTTCGAACCAACAGCGCCACCGCCAATGACCGCCGCCAAGGAGGCCATGACCTACGACGCCGAATCCGACTTGGGCCAATGGGTCATGGATCTGGTGAAGGAGCCCACAGCAACGCTGAGTGAGTCACCGTTCTTCAAGGGTGCGATTGCGAGCGAGTGCGACCTCTTCACCACAAAAGAGCTTCTCGCCATCTTCGATGACGCCCGAGGCTCCGCGTCAGGTCGCCCCATGACCCTCAAGACGATGGGCCTCAAGCTCAAGGAGCACGGGCTCAGGTTGTGTGGTGGGCCGTCCGGCGTCGTTCGCGTTGGGGGAGGGATCGCCAAGCTCTACGCCATCCGCAACCCCGAGAAGTGGCTCAAGGCCTCCAGCAAGGAGGTCGCCGCCCACCGGCTCAAGTTCTTTCCAGGGGGAGAGGCCCACGGCTCGCCCCAGAAGTCGAAGTATTGAGCCCCTCGCCGGTAGGCCTCTGGAGGCCTACGAGGCCCTCTGGGAGGCTTTGGAGACCTAGGGAAGGGGAACCGACGCCCCTTCCGCCTGGTCGGCCAGGAGGCCCGCCTAGGGGACCAATACCAACGGGTTGGGGGCCTCCCGTTCTCATCATTCTCTTGGACGTTCACAAACCGTCAACCTAGGTTGTGACCAGCAGTCAAACCCGCGGATCACTCGCACCCAGGAGAACGACATGACGACCAAGACCAGCAAGACCTCGAAGACCCCCGCCTCGAAGAGCACCAAGCCGGCCGCCAAGACCTCGCACCTCCGGACCTTCATGGCCGAGCGCGAGGCCACGGTGAAGAAGGCCGCGCAGGTGGAGCCCTCCAAGATCCTGCACCTCCCCACCCAGCCGGTGAAGAGCGCCCCGCCCGCCAAGGTCGCTGACCAGGTGAAGGCCGTCGCTCCCAAGGCCAAGGAGAAGGCCGGCCGGAAGCCCACGGTGGCGTCGGTGGCCAAGGAACTCATCCTCGCCGGCAAGACCAACGAGCAGGCCTTCGCCGCCCTGGCCAAGCAGTTCGGCCTCACCGACGAGAAGAAGCACTATCCCGGCTGGTACCGCTCCGCTCTGGTCCGCGAGGAGAAGAAGAGGAACGGCTCCAAGGCCTCTGATCTGCTCAAGGCGAAGCTCTCGAAGACCGTCTGATCTGACCAGATACCTAGTGGCACCGAGCCCGCCCGGCCACAAGCCGCGGCGGGCTTTGCATTTTTCCCAACTGGGAAGGTGATCATATCAGTCGCGGTCAGTGTCAGACCCCACGGGCACACTTCCCCTTGAAGACTGGGGTTGAGACCGGGTCAGGTCGAAAAGGACACGCACGAATTTAAGATCACAAAAACAACGACACTAAATTTCGCTTGAAATTCGCAGAGTTCCGCCGAACGTGTCGTGTCTTTGTGGTCCGCGTGTTGACAAGCCCACATCAATCCCTATCTTGTTGAGAGCAGCAGGCAGAACTTCCCGGGCCACGGCCCAAGAAAGGAACACCACATGAATGCAACCGTCACCGCAATTCTGAACACCGACTCGGCTACCCTCGAGGACGCCAAGACGTTCGTGAAGTCCATGAAGGATAAGGGCCGGTGGAGCCCCGCCGCGGCGCGCAAGCGGAACGCCGCCCTCGAGGCTGTCGCCTCGATCATCAGCGACGACGAGAGCCACCTCGCGAGCTACGTCTTCGAAAACGCCGAGCGCCTCACCAAGGCTTGGGCGACCCGCAACTACGCCGACCCGGACACGGCCGGCAACTACGGCGCCACGGTGAAGTCCACCCTCAAGGTGTTCCTCGCTTACCTGGAAAACCCGGCCAAGGCCTGGGACGGATATGACACCAAGCCGAAGAAGGCCAAGAAGGCGAAGGACGTCGAGCCCGAGGTCCAGTTCACCACGCCTCCCACCGTTGCGACCGAGCAGAAGGTCACGGCGCCGGTAGTTGACTTCCTCACCTACCCGCTCGAAGGCGGGCGGGTGGTGAAGTTCACGGTCCCGGGCGGCTTCAAGCTGAACGACCTGGCCAAGCTGAGCTGCCACCTCGCGACGTACGCCGAGGACTTCGACCCCATGAGGCCGAACCAGAGCACGGTGACCGGAATGATGAGGGTGGACCAGCCGAGCGCGTAGGGGAGGGGCTGAGGGCTGGATGATCACCCTTCAGCAAGGCCGATGCTTGCGCCGGGTACAAAGTCTCTTGGCGGAGATGGTACCCGGCGCCAGCACCGACTCAAGCATCTTGGCGCATGAGTCCACCCAGCGCCAGAACTTCTGAGAACCCGCAGTGATGAGGCGCCCCATGGAGAACGAGCAGACCATAGACGCAGCCGTTGAATGGCTAGCGAAGGCCCAGCAGCTGGGGTTTTACAACTCCAACGTGGCCCGCCTGGTCCGGGCCGGGGCCGAAGCAGTTTGCAAGGTGCTCGGCCCAGATGAGGATCGAAGCGCGGAGCGAATCCTACGGGACCTCGACACCATCCACCTCCGACTCTTGAACAAGTCGAGCAACATCAATGCTGAGACAGCCAAGACCTACATCGCGCGCACCAAGCGACTCATTAGCGACTATCAAGGGTGGCTGAGGGACCCAACCAGCTACAAGCCCACCGCCCGTCGCGCCAGAGGTCCGGCCAAGGCGAAACGAGTGATCCCCGACCAGCCGGTGCTGGTATTTCACGATGGCCCAGAGGTGGGCGCGGTCGAGGAGAAGGCTGCGACCGAAAACAACTATCGAGACCACACTCTCCACCTCAGCACCGGCAAGGCGCTCCTCCGCATCCCGGCCTCGATCTCAGCAGACGACGTCGCCTTGCTGACCCTAGTCATCCGATCTCATGGGCCAGCAACCCCAGCCAGCACACCAGCGCAAGGGAAGCTCACCTTGGAGGCCTGAAAACAGGGCCAACCGATTCCCAGGACGGGTGCGACGAGACGGGGGCTTCGGTTCGACTACCAGTAGGTCCGATGCCCGGGTACCATGCGCCGTATGCGAATCCACCTTCCGGCCCTTGTCACGGTCAGTGGTCTCCTTCTGACGTCCTGCGCAGACCCAGGGAAGATCAGTTCAGTGGAGCAGAAGGTCGTCGCCCTGGAGACCAAGCTCCAAGCCTTGGAGAAATCGAAGGAGGCCTTGGAACTCAAGGTCAACCAGCTGGACTTCAAGGCTAGCGTTGCGGAGGACAAGGAGGCGCTCCTTGGCTGTGGCGATGCGGGCTATGCATTGGCACCAACGGATCTAGGAAAACTGCTTCTTTCCTGCGAAGACCTCAAACCTTTCGGTGACGGCTTCAAGGCCACACTCACGATCGGGAACCCTCACCAGATCACCTTCAAGGGTATTGAGATCAAAGCCCGCTACCATCCGAAATGGGGCACGACGCCCTTCGAGGTTCGCGAGAAGACGACCGCCTTCACCACCAATCTTTGGCCTGGAACGTGGACCAAGTTCTCCATCGTCTTGTCTCCAGCTAAGGCCGAGGATACCGGGATGATCTGGATCACGTTGAAGACCAACACTCTGGCTCTTCGAAACTGACGGACGGATCAAGTCTGCACGCCGCCGGTTTCCCCTTGAGAGGACCTCTGTGAGGAAGACCGCCTCAGGCGCATCCGCGACCCGTCCTTGGCGCCACCTTGCTCTGGTAGTGCCCGCTCTGCTCCTGGCCGCCTGTGCCCACCCAAACGGTCCGCAGACGAAAAGGTTCAGTGAAGAATGCGAGGGCCGCCAGCCTCTAAGAGTGACTTTCTATGACGTTGGCCAGGGGCTCTCTGCTCTGGTGAGTCTACCGAGTGGGCGCAATGTCCTCGTCGACACCGGCGAGGCTGCATCGAGGCCAGGGTGTGGGGCGCTTTGCAGGACGGCCCATGATCACCTCATGGCCTCACTCAGGCGCGACCTCCCCGGCTCGACCTTGGATGTGCTCTGGCTCACCCATGGCCACTCCGATCACACTGGCGGGGCAGTCGAGATCCTGCGGAGCTTCAAGGTGGGGGCCGTTGTCATGGGTGACCGCAACTCCCAGGCCAAGTCGAGCTCGCCTTTGGTGGTGGAGGCAGCCAGTCAAGGTGTTCCGGTGGTGATCCTATCCCCCGAGAACAGCACCAACAGCCCCGCCCTCCCACCAGAGGTGGCTCCGGTGGTCCCACGCTCCTGGCCGCCCAGTTGTGGCCGCGATGAGAACCAGTGTTCACTTGGGCTCCGAGTGAAGGTGGGAAAATCAACTGCGCTGTTCATTGGTGACGCTGGGGCCGAGGAAGAGCGACAGCTTGAAGGCGACCTCCACTCCACCCTTCTTCAAGTGGGACATCACGGCAGCACGACTTCAACCAGTGAAAGCTTCCTGGCGAAGGTGACGCCACGCTACGCGGTGATTTCAGTAGGTGGCCGAGACAACCCTATGACGCGCCGCTACTGTCACCCAAGAGCCTCTACCGTCTCCCGCCTGGCCGAGGTGCTTGAGCAGATGGGAGCAGCAAGCGTGCTCTCCTTCCGATCGGACAGTTCCTGCACAGTGACCGATGCTGACTGGGTGCAGACGCCAGCGCCGAGCACCTTGTGGGTGACGGCGAGGGATGGGGATGTGTCACTAGCTTCATGTGGAGACGGGCAGTTCAGCAGACAAACCAACGAAGCACTTGGAGGTGGAAAATGAAGACCCGCTTGCTGGTCATGGTGTTGGGGTTGACCCTGGTTGTTCCCGTCGTCGGTCTCGCGCACGGGGGTGGCAAGAACGACTGCGGGTGTCACATCGAGAAGGCGACCGGCAAGTGCCATTGCCACCCACCCGAAGGGAATGGGATTTGTGGCTGCAAGAAGTGCCAGCCCGACACCTGCTCAGCCAAGAAGCCGGATGGACCTGAGAAGAAGGCCCCCAAGTCCGAAGAGAAGGCCAAGAACTAGCGTGGTGCAGTCGGTGACGTGGAACGAGCAGCATGACCGACTTGATCGGCGTCTGGGAGTTCGACGAGGAGGACGACCTCGCCGGGGTGACAGCCCGAGCCCTTGATGGCCAGGTGGAGCCCTCCTGGAAGGCCGCCCTCATCGCTTCTCGAGGGGATGTGGTGACGCTCCAGCTGGAGTCAGGCGCCAAGCCCTCGAGCGCCGCCACCACCCGCTACTACGTCGAGAAGCGAGGCCCTTACCGCCGCCTCCGCAGTGAGACCTGGCCGAGCGAGGCCGGACCCAAGACCTTGATCACGCTCCGCGCCTGGCCGCAGCGCGGGATCGACTGACCTGGCCACTACCCGAACGGATGATCAGTGGTCTGTGCTAAGGGGTCTGGGTGCGACCACAGCCCAAGCCGACCAGCCCACCCCTCGACCCGACCACCCTGGAGCAGGTGATCCACCTGCTCACCACACGGCTTGATGCCGTTGTGACCTACGGGGCGGGAGGGTGCCCCACCTGCCACGACGCTGAACTCCGGAGCGCCATCGCCAAGGTGAAGAGCCTCCTCCCGCCCTCCCGCTAGACCGACCGACTAGCGAGCTTCCAGCGTCACGATGGTCGAGACGGTGGAGGCCCCGCGATAGCGCGCCGCCGGAGCCGACAGCCACGGGACAGCCCCGAGCCGCAGGGTGAACCGGAAGGCCGAGAGGTCGAGGTCGAACCAGACATGGATCGAGAAGTCCTCGCGCACGATGCCCTCCCGGGTGGCGGTGAGGAGGCCCATGGGGTCGAGCAGGGTGATGTCACCCTCCGTGCCAGGGACCTGGGCCGCCTCGCTGACGAGGACCGGCCGCCCGAACATGAAGCCATAAGGCGCGTCCGCCGGGTAGGTCAGCACGGGATTGCCGGCCGACGTTGCCGAGGGCGTCACCATCTGCTGGAGCAGGGGCTCGAGGTCCGGGTGGATCACCCAGACCGCCCGAGCCTTCCCAGGAGAGTGGAGCCGGCCGAACATCTTGGAGACGTTGGCGAAGAGCACCGAGCCCGCCGCCTGGGCCGCCTCCTTGGTCACCATGATCTTGCACGGTGCGCTGAGAGTCCCCAGAGGCTTGAGGACACCATCGCCGTTGAGCAGGAAGTCCGTCACCTTGAAGTCCAGCCGAGCAGCCACCGCCTGGCGCAGGTAGGCCGAGAGGCTGACAGCATCCTCGAACAGCTCGTTGGTGACCGGCACGACGGTCTGGAGCTTGGAGAGCCGGACCGTCCGCGACTCCAGCTTGAGCTTCGACTGGCCGAGCAGCACGCCCTCCGGTTCGATGGTGGGAACCAGCCCGGTCGAGGACCAGGGGGAACCCGCATCGACGGGGAGGGTGATCGAGTTGCTGGCCACGATCTGCCGGTCAGTCCGGCCGAGCAGGCTGGTCTCCGCGAGGAGCGCCGTCGTCACGTCCGCCCGGATGTCCGGAGGGACGAGGTAACCACCGTCAGTGCCCACCGACTCCTGGCCGACGGTGGATGGGGCCGCGGCCGCGATGAGGCGACGGTCAGGGTCGAAGGTGACCTCTGCCGCCCGACGAACGGCCTGGGCGAAGTGACCGAGAGACTTGAACTTGGAACTGTGTGGGTTTGCCATGATCATTTCCTTTCTTGGGTTCACTGCTGGAGCCGAGCGCGAAGCGCGGCCATGGTCTGGCGAGCACGAAGGGCTGCCATGGTGTGCTGCGCCTGCTCGACCTGATCCGCCTTGGACGGACCGCTGCGGACGATGCGGAAGAGGGGCTGCGCCGGAGGAGGCTTCACGCCAGCCTTGAGACGGATGGCGGTGAGCTTCGCCGCGACGAGGCGCGAGGTCCCTTGGCGCAGGGCCATGGCGATGATGGTGGGAGCGCTCATGCCCGGGCTCCCGGCCGGACCACAGGGCCGCTCGCGTTGTCCTTGATGGCCTGCTCGCCGTTGAGGGCTCGAGCCAGGGTGACGAGGAGATCCGTCGAGCCCGGACGAGCGCCACCCCAGACCGGCGCCGCCGAGGACGGGTGGCTCAGGAACCGGAACCGCACCGCCGCTGGGAGGGTGACGTAGAGCGCGTCAGCCTCGGCCAGGAGCTTCCCCAGCTTCTGCACCTCGCTGCTGAACCGAGCCAGGAAGTCCGCACCGACCTCGTTGAGATCCTGCTCAGCATTCGCGACCGAGGCCCGGACCTTCTCGAGCTTCTGCAGGGTGACGCCATGGGGAGTGAAGGCCTCGAGCCGCTCCTGAGCCTCCTTGGCCACCTCATTGGTCCGTCGCACCTGGATCTGCTTGCGAACGACGATGGACTTGGCCTGGTAGGCGACGCCCTCAAGCTGATCCCGCCGCTCTCGCGAGAGGGCTTGGCCGAACTCGGGGTGGAGGGCTTCCGTTGCCAGCTTGAGATTGGAGTTGGCTTGGTCGAGTTCACCGAGCGCCTTGGACGCATCGTCTTCTGCCTGGGAGTAGGCCTGCCGCGCTTGGTCGAGAGTCATGGGTATGGGTTCTCCGGTAGTGGGGCCGGCCCGGCAGACAACGGGCCAGCCCCCGGTGCACATCCACTGGAGGAGATGCGCGCCCGCGAGCCACGAAGGGGCCAGCCGGACAAGGAGCGCCCGACCCTTCGTGACCTCAATTGAGTTGCCTTGGCTCGCACGTTCTCTCCAGTGTGTCTGCGAGTGAAATCGTATGGTGCTGGTCGTAGGAGTCCACGACCACGCGGCTTCGTGCTCCTGGACAGAATGCAAGGGCGCACAGGACGATCTTCGAGAGGCGCCGAAGGGCTGCGCCGCCCCGACTGATCGCGGAGAGCGCCCATGCGCCGGACCCCCACCGATTCCGACTTCGACCTGCTCGATGACCCGGGCCCGAGGATCTTGGAACTTGTCGACGACGACCCCACGCCGCCGGAGTGGCGAGGTGTGGTGGAGGGGTGTCTCAACCTGGCCGATGCCGCCGCCCAAGGGGACCCACGGACGGTGGTCAGCAGTCAGTTCCTTCTCCGACGTCGCCTGATCCAGTGGGCCCGAGCCGAGTTCCCGGTCACCTATTGAGCGCCATGGGTCACACCCCCAAGCTCCAGCCGCCCTCCAAGGACCACCGAGGCTCCATTTGCTGGCGAAGGGTTGTCGCCGCCGCCCTCCAGGTGGCCGAGGCCGAGGATGACTACCAGTGGCGCCGTGCTTGCCTCCGCTTCCGACGGGCCGCACGCGAGTGGTGGCTCAATCTTCCCAAGACGCAGTGAAAGGACAGGACCATGAGAAACAACGTGACGACCAACGTGACCAACATCGGACAGGGGCGACGCCGGGTGCCGACCGAGATCAAGCGTAGGAACGGGACGCTGAACGCCACCCGCGACAACCCTCGCGAGCCGAAGCTCCCCATCATCGAGATCCCGCCAGCGCCCAAGGGGCTGGGGGACTTCGAGCGCGACGCCTGGAACGAACTCCGCGAGGTGATCAACCCGCTCCGGACCACCGCCAACACCGACCTGATCGCCTTCGAGTTGCTGGTGGACGCCCTGGCCTTGGCGCGCCGGTGCTCAGCCGTCATCCGGACGGAGGGGACGACCATGACGGAGATGGGGGCCTCCAAGCAGTTGAAGGTTCGCACCCGCCCCGAGGTCAACGTCCTCCTCAACGCGCAGAAGGTGGTCTGGTACGGGCTCAGTCGCTTTGGTTGCTCGCCCGCCGACCGCAGCCGAGTGTCCTCGATGCCCGAGCCCGGCGACGCGAGTGGCGAGGATGAGTTCATCTAGGGGACGGCTGCAGGAGGGGGCTGGAGGTCAGTAGGACACCGCCGGACCCCGCAGGACAACACCAGCAGGATGCTCGAGAAGGCCTGACGCGAAGGGCGCCAGGACGGGCCCTGCTGCGCCTTCACTACCTGTGTTCACTCTTAGAAAGTGAAACCACAAACAAATGACCTGCGCGCCGGTTCATCGGCCACACGCCAGAAAACGCACCCGCCCCCAGGTCACGCCTGGCATGGTCCTTGACCTGGGCCTGTGTCACTCGATGTGATGCACACCGTAGGTGATGCATGCGCACCAGCACCACGCCACGCTCCCACCCTCGCCCTGGCCGACTGGTGGTGGCGCAGGTCGCTGATGGTGGGGCTAGTAGGGGAGGGGGACGGGAGGGGGTGGCGCAGGTGGCTAGCAACTCAGGCGTCACAAGTACACACCAATAGTCATGTCCGGCGCTTGTTACCTGTTACCGGTTACAGGTCGTTTTAAGTCCCTCCCCTATAAATTCCCTCTCTTCTCTTTTCCCCTCCTTAAATAGAAAAGATCGGTAACCGGTAACAAATGGAAGGAAAGCGCATCAGGCATGCATGTTACAGGTTACAGGTAGAACTGAGGGTTTCTGTAACACGGTAACAAACGCCCACGGGCGCTCCCACGCCCCCGCCCCCACGCTGGTCTGGCCCAGAGTGCAGCACGCCACGCACCAAACGCCTACGCCTGGCATGAGTTGAACCACCACGACCTGCCGGATAGGGTCACGCCATAGGCCCGACGACCGAGGTGGCTTGGTGGCGAACCGCAAGGACACGCTCAAAGGCACGCGCAAGGACTTGAATGGAACCACGCTCAAGGGGGCCGAGCAGGCAGCCACCGAGGCCTTTGGTCATGGGGGCTGGTTGGACGTCCAATACGCCTTCCTGAAGGTCCTGTCCGACGAGAGCCGGCTGGAAGAGCGCGCCGCTCTCAAGGCATATGCGCACGCGGCCACCGCCCTTAGTAAGGCCCGGGGCCGAGTGGCCACCACCCGCAGGCGATTCGAAGAGACGCGTGAGAAGATCACCAAGGCATCGCAAGAGTTCGACCTTTGGTTCTGGGCGGATCAGCTCCCTTGGGAGGCACACTCCTTTGAGGCGCTCGGCCTGACGGTGGACCAGGTGATCTCCCAGATCCAGCAGGCCTGCACGCAGATGATGGACGAGCTGGTGCGCCTGGCTCCCGCCCCCACCAAGAGGTCGAAGCTCAAGACCCTCGATCCCAAGCGCAGCGCCTGGGAGGCCGCCGCCCGTCGTGCTGGGGTCAAGGGTGGTGAACCTGCAGACTGGGCCCTCGCTGGCATCGCTCTAGGGCTCGACGCGCCATGCCCGCACGACACTGTTGGTGACCAGGCCTGGGAGTCCCTAGAGGAACGGTGGAGGAAGACCCTCGACCGCGCCCGGACCTCCCGGGGGACAAGCGCGGCCTGACGCTTTCGTTGTCCCTCGTTTCATCCCCTCACAGCGAGCTTTATGGACGAGCCAAGTGCTCGCCCGTCGTCGACAGGTGCGCCCGAGGCGGCTCGGTTCGCCGAGCCTCACCCAAGCCAAGTGAGAGAACACCATGGCAACCCAAGCACCGAACGTCGAGGAAGCAGCACTAGCCTTCTTGAGCAAAGCGAGGGCGGACCTGGCGCACGCAGAGGAGAGGCTCGAAAAGGCGACCAGAGGAGTGGCCATGGCCACCGGATTCGTCGGCGCTCTGAGGCTGCTGAACACGGCCGCGGCCCCCTGGGAGGCGGGGTTCTGCCAGTGGCTCAATACCCCAGAGGGCGTCCCCCATGTGGTCGTCGCGATGAATCACCCGGACGAGGACGCGAATGAAGAGGGCCTCGACCTCCCCGAGAAGCTCGCATTCAAGGAAGCCATTTCGTGCAGCGAGTGGGCGTTGGATAATGCCTACTTTGACTGGGGGAACTTCCTCGTTGCCCTGGTCGTTCCAGAGGCGGCGCGCGCGGCACTGGACCTCGTCGTCATCGAAGACGCGCGCGCTCTCTTGGACGGCGAGGGGGCCAAGTCATGACCGCCAGGAAGCTGACCGGCAAGGTGGAAGAGGTCCCGACCGCCAAGGCCGACGCCGAGAGCGACGCCGGCCTCGAACTCCTCCAGCGCTTCGAGGCTGACCTCCGAAGCTTGAAGTCACCGGCTCTCACGGGCGCCGAGATCAAGGCTCAGTTCGCCTTGGCCCGATGGTACCACTGCAAGGCGACCGAAGGTGGAAGGAGGTATCAGCTCCGGCTGAGCGTGCAGGACAAGGCCATCTGCTCGCGCTTCTTCAAGGAGCTAGGCATCGGCCGAGCCGAGTGCTTGGAGAAAATCTACACGACCAATGTCTCCTCGCCGCCCGCACCGAGGGCCAACCTGGCCATCGTCGCAAGTGTCACGGAGAAGGAGCCCGATCCCCTCCCGCCACCGCCCCAGCCCGAGGAGGTTGAGCCGCCAAGGAAGCACCCGAAGACCGACCACGGCGAGCGCCGCTTCGACAAGACGCAGCTCCGAGAGTCTGACAAGGGGCCGTCAGTCCACCGCGACTACGCCGCTCACTGGTTCCGTTGGGGCTACGCCCATCGCTTCCACAAGAACGATCTCCGGTCGCTCGAAGTGGGGTGTGGCCAGGACCAGCCCCTCATCAAGGTGCTCTCCAAGCACACCGCCTCCGTCCCGGCCATCCACGTCGCCGTGGACCTCAACAAGATCCAGAAGAAGTCCAACATGGGGTGGGTTCGCACCCACGACGAGTTCAACTTTGTGGATGACTGGGAGCTTCTCGCCGAGGAGTACGGCGCTGCGACCTTCGATATCGTCACCTGCTTTGAGGTGATCGAGCACATGGAGACGACGGACGGGCGCAAGCTCCTGGCCGGTATCCATGGCCTGCTCAAGAAGGGGGGCACGGTTCTCCTCTCCACGCCCGTCTACAACGAGAAGCACATGGCCGCGAACCACCTCCATGAGTACCGCTACAACGAACTCGAGGGGTTCTTCAAAGCCGCAGACTTCAAGGTCGTGAAGGTCCACGGCACGTTCATGACGAGCCAGGCCATGAAGCGTGTAATGACCGACGAGGAGCGCGCCTTGGTGGACCGGCTCAATGAGTTCTACTCATGGGACGTCCTCGCCAACTTCCTGGCGCCCAAGTACCCGCAAGCCGCCAGCAATTGCTGCTGGGTCCTCACCAAGTAGCCACACCAGTGCGCCGCCACCCGCCCTCCTCCTTCTTGGAGGCTGGGTGGCGGCGCCGTTGACCAAAGGTCAATGTGCAATCAAACGATTTGATGAAGGTGTACAGCGCACTTTCCGCAAGATAGCTTTATCCAGTCGTCCAACTCTTGACCTGGAGTCAACATCATGTCGAACCAAAAGCGAAACGCCGCCGTCATTTCCGAACTCAAGACCCGCGCCTACCCGCGCCGGGAGCCGGGCCCGATGCAGCGCATCCGAGTGGCCCGCAACCTGACCCAGACCGACCTGGCCGTGCAGCTCGGCATGAGCACCTCCGCGGTGTCCCTGATGGAGTGCTACCCGAGCCGACTCCCCCTGAGAGTCGCCACCCAGGTCGCCAAGCTGCTGGGTGTGAAGGTGGTGGACCTCTACCCCAAGGGCTTCACGCCATGAAGCCCTTCATAGACCCACTTCATTCCGAGGACGCCAAGCGCTTTGCCCAAGCCCACTCGCTCCGGCCCGGGGTGAGTTCCGCCTCAACCCGCGACTGGTTCCCCAACCGCGAGACCATAGGCAGCACCTCACCGTTCCGCCTTTGGAGCGACCATTCGAACCGCTGGTCGTTGCCAGGGAGCACCCGGATCGTCTGCGTGACCGGCCAGCCCTACCGGCCACGCCTCGCAAGCCACGCCGTCCAGTTCGCCGCCGAGCTGGAGTGGCACCGCACTCACGGCTTCACGGTGTACCTGGACCGCTTCCCGTCTTGGTGGAACCCGCCGCTCACCGTGCTGGTCGAGATGTGGCTGGAAGAGTTCGCGCCCGGCGTCCGGCGCCGGGCTTCATGATCAGTTGCCCATCCACCCCTTTGACTTCCCACCCCTCGGAGCACTCGAGAAAACCATGAAGCCCAAGACCCGACCGCACCGCACCTACCGCCAACTCCTCGACGCCTGGGAAGCTCCAGGCGCCGACCACGAAGCACTAGCGAGGGAAGCCGACCAGGCGATGAAGGAGAACGCCATCACCGTAAGCGAGGCCGGGGAGCTTCAAGGCTTCCGCGCCACTACCCCAGCCGCCGACCTGGCCTCGCTGGTGGGGTGCTCCTTCCAGGAGGCCCAGCGCCACCTGGGAGAGCCCACCACCAAGAACTATGAGGTGACCGTCGCCGAAGGGGACCTCCCCACCGACCCGCAGACCACCGAGGCCGTCCGCCAGTGGCTGGTCGAAGGGAAGACGCCATGAAGCCGGCAACTAAGTCCGGCCTCAAGAGGTACGTGGAGATCGTCCGCGTCTCCACGCAGGGCCAAGCCGACCGCGATACGCCCGAGGACCAGCGCCGCGCACTCGAAAGCCTGCGGAAGAACCGCCCCGGCATCTTCGTGGAGCGTATCGACCTGGCGGTATCCGGCGCGGAAGACACCTTGAAGCGGCCCGACATCCAGCGCCTCAAGACGCTTGCGACCGCCAAGGCCTTCGACGAGGTGAGGGTCCGTCACATCGACCGCCTCACCCGCCATGAGGACCCCGCCGAGCGGTTCGTGGTGTACGGCATCATCGCAGGAGCTGAGGCCATCATCGTGGATGCGCAGAACCGCGAGACCGACCCGACCACTGAGCTGGGCGAGCTCGACTACTACATCCAGACCATGGTGGCGGCGCGTGAGCGCACCCGCATCAGGGATCGCACGATGACCGCCAAAAAGCGGAAGGCTGGTGAAGGCCGGCTGGCTCAAGGCCAGGCACCCTATGGGCGCACCTTCGACAAGGTGACGGGGTGGGGGTTCGACCCCACCGAGAAGAAGATCTACGAGCGCATGATCCGGATGTGCTTGGCCGGTCGCTCGCTCAGCCGAATCGCCGCCGACCTCAATCTGGCCGGCCATATCACCCCGCGAGGCAAGAAGTGGAGCGGCGTGAGCGTGTGCAAACTCCTTCATGCAAGGACGGCTTACGGTCTCTACACGGCGTTTGGAACCAAGGCGGGCCAGCCGATCACTTTCAAGATCCCACCCATCATCGATGAGGCGACGTTCCTGGCGGTGGAGGCCAAGCTCCGCGCCAACAACTCCAAAGGCGGTCCGCGCGCGGCCATCTTCGCCCTCCTGCGCAAGCTCATGGTGTGCGCCGAGTGCGGTTCGCCCATGTACGTCCAGTTGGGTGGTGGGACGCCATCCAAGGTCCGCTACTACCATTGCTCTGCGCACGACCCAGCCTGTCACGTCTATCACCGGGTGGATGATGTCGACTCCAAGGTGATGACCGCGCTCCGAGGCTGGCTCGACGACCCCCAGACTCTAGAAGCCGCAGCTGGCCACAAGAGCCCCGAGGACCTTCGTGCTGAGGCTCAGGCCGAGGTGGCCCTCATCGAGGGTGAACTCCAGATCCTCAAGAGGCGCCAGGTGAACACCGCCCGCCTCGTCACGATGGAGAGCATCGACGCGGACCAGTGCGCGACCCTCCTGGAAGAGATCCGCCGGCGCCGCGTCGACGCCGAGGTGAGGCTCACCGAGGCGAAGGCCCGGGTGGTAGGCGCCGACCGTCAGGCCGAGGTGCAGGGCGGTCTCGCCGCAGCCATCGCTTCCATGAGGAAGGGCCTCCAGAAGGCGACGCCAGAACGGTGGAGGACTCTTTGTGAACTCCTCTTCCAGCGCGGCGACGTTCGCCTGTACGCCAATGGCAAGGTGGAGTTCCGAGGCCGCGTGAGGCTCCATGCGAGTCCCGTCAACCACACCCTTCAATCAGGAAGGAGGTGAGCGTCACCAGCAGCACCGGCACCAGCGCGGTGGCGCCGAGCAGCAGCAGCCAGTCGGCGGGGCGGGCCGCCAGCGGCCCGGGGGCGGTGAAGGCCTGGATCACGGCGCGCCC